TCATACTCCATATTTTTAACCTTTCTATTTGGTTGCTTCATAGCCCAGACGAACATGCTTTCAATAAGTTCATCAAGATTAGTTCTATCACTAAATTGTAGCATACTTTTTGCTTTTGTGTGATCGCAATAGGCATGTTTAACTTCATGTCTTGGTTCACCGTGCTCGATAGGAACTTCATAACCATACTTCTTGCCTACTTTTTGAACTGCTTCTGCAACTTCATTCAGAGTAAAGTACTTATCAGCTCCTATATTAAAGGTCTCTCCATCATATTCTGTCAGTAACCTATCAAAAGGTTCCATATAATATTGGATATCAGAGAATGCTCTTGTCTGTTCACCATCACCATAGACAAGGATAGGTTGACCATTAAGAGTCTTTCTAATAAAGATTCCAATTACATTACGATACTTGTCCCATATGTTCTGATAGATACCAAGAACATTATGAGGTCTGACGATGTTATAACGTAGACCAAACTGCTCATGTGCAAGTTTAAGATCACATTCTACTGCATATTTTGCAATACCATATGGATCAATAGGTTGTGGGCGTTTGTCTTCTGTAAATGGAGGTTCCTGTTCCCCATAGACAGCCATACTTGAAGTGAAAATAAATTTTGTGTCATGCTTAATACATTCGTTAATTAAATTAGCAGAACAAATAAGATTGTTTCTATAGTTATAATTACGAATGAAAGGTGACAATCCTTCAGCAGCATAAGCAGCAAAGTGAACCAACACTTCTGGTTTGTGCTCTTCAAAAAGTTCTACAATCTTCTTTCTTCTTTCTAGATTAAGTTTTACAAAAGAAAACTTCTCTCCTTTGGTTACAAATGCCTTGTAACCCCCAGAGAGATCATCAATACCAATTACTTCATGACCATTAGCAAGTAAATGTCGAGTGTAATTAGCTCCAAGTAATCCAGCACATCCTGTTACAAATATTTTCATCGATACTCCATGATAAATTTACGTTGTTCTTCTGTATTTTTCCAACTACAAGGAAAAACTGGGAGATAATTCTCCAACTCCATCACATGAACATCAACATCAGTATTAAATAACATACTATAGTTTAAATGTTCTGTCAATAAAAGATCTGTAGTATATAGATTCTTTATCTCAGAAGAGCATAGAGCAGCTGCCATCGCAAAAGTTCCTACACCTGATAGTGCTACATTCTCTGCATTCATAAGAAGTGCAAAGTCATCTTCCACTGTGGAAGATTGTATTTCAACCTTATCTATCTTTGCTAACTCATGAACTATAGGATTTTTTCTATCTGGTTCTGTAATTAGAATACATTTATCAAATGACTCAATTAGATTTAGATAAAAAATGAGTGGGTTGGGTATGTAATTGGTAGGAGGATCAAATATTCGATGATAATTATCACCACTACGAAGATGCATCACTATCGTATTATCTCCAATACAATCCTTCTCTGGAAGTTTTAAATTAGGTCGGACATATTCTTTACATATCCTTGCCATATTATCATAGACTTTTTCTTTCTCCACTCCTATTTCATTTCCACCTTCATAGATTCCTTTCTCACAATGGACTAATGGTTCCCATGAATAAAATCTTCCAGAAGCCTCCATAGGAAACTCTCCGAAAGATAATGAAAATTTAGAGATGATATCATGATCTAATGTTTGTTCAAATACCCCCTTGTTTTTTTCAGCACACATGATGCAATTAGCAACCTGCTGAATATTATTTCCTAATCTACCCGACCAATGGGAAACAGAAAAACTCATGGAGTAATGACTAATTCATTTTGAATATTAGGAATGTCCTGATTCCAATCAACAAACTTTGGATTATCGGGATTGAAATGAACATTATTTAAGAAATTACGATCTTCAAAAACTTTATCCCAATCAATACCTTCCTTAAATCTTGCTATGGCATCAAGTGTTTTTACCTTAACAAAAGTCATTCCGAAACTTGGTTCATGATGCTCTACGATAACATCATCATCCTCATATACATCAATCTCTCTAACACTCTTAGGTAGATTAAAGAAATCTGTGATTGCCACATCAACCCTCTCCCATTTTTTATCTCCAATAGTATCTCCAGGCCCTGTCCAATGGGAGTCATGGAAAATTAAATAACCACCTTCTTTCAAGTGATTAGTCCAAAAATATAGTTCTGCTAATACCTGCTCACGAGTATGGATGGTATCAACAAAAATAATATCAAAAGGATCTTCATCCCAATCCTTTCCGAGTGTTACACTGTCAGCCATATAGCAAGTGTAATCTTCATTAACAAATCGTGCTCCTTGTTTTTGAAACCCATCAAACATTAGATCACAACCACATACCTTGTTGTTATTATCTTCTGCATTGATTGACATGATAGCAGAAGAAGCACCTAAACGGACACCAAGATCGATAAATCTTGCATTCTTCATGCCTTTAACTAGGTCAGCTAAGACCCATGCATTAACTCCCAAATCACAATGAGGTTCGTTAATAAAATTTCTAAGTTCTGTAAGGTTAGTCATAGTCTTTTTTCATCTCCTGAAATACTTTAGCAATACCTTGATCAATTCCTGTTTTAGGAGTCCACCATCCAGTTATATATGTATCTGCTTCATTCCTTTTATCCATCTGTACACTATCTTTTGCAAGACCTGGTTTAATCTTTACATCAAACCTCTCAATCAAATTAAATTGTCCTTGAATAATAGAAGCAATCTCAGCAATAGATGTAGCATTAAAAGATGTAATATGAAGAGGATCTTCTGGTTTAAAATCAGAATAACATTCCATTACTGTCTCCAATGCTTCACAACAATCCTCTGCATATAAGAACTGTCTTTGTTCTGTACCATCTGTAAGCATTTCAAATTCACCTTCTTCAAATCCCCTACGGATGAAGTCAGTGATTACATGAGCTTTCTCCATGTCCTTTTCTATACCATAGACATTCCAGAACTTAACAGTAAGTCCTTTGAGTGCAGTGGTATGAAGTTCACCCACTCTCTTCATCACACCGTAGGGAGAGTAACTCATATTACTCATCTGGGATGATGCAAAGACAAATCTTTTATTATATCTCTTTAGGAGACGAAAAGTATTTGCCATGACTCTTGTGTTATTATTCACAAAGTCAAAGGTATGTTGATACTTCTTCAGATAACGTGAACCACCTACATCGAATGCAAGAAAGAATACAAAATCAGCATTCTCAATTTTAGATTCAACATAGGTGTTTGGTGTTACACGTAAATCATTATGAGGGCCATAAACTACATCAATACCTGTTACTTCATGTCCTTTTTTAGTAAGATACTCTGAAAGATATGCTCCAATCTGTCCTTCGGATCCTAAAATAGTTACTTTCATTGGTTTTTAATCTGCTCCTGTATCCACTTATAAGTCTTGCGAATACCTTCTTCAAGAGTTTGTGAATAATCCCAACCCAACTTCTCACGAATAAGATCGTTGTTTGAGTTACGTCCACGAACTCCTAGAGGACCATCAATATGATTCTTTTCTATGGTTTTCTTAGCAACCTTAGCAGCAGTATCAACTAATTGATTAATAGATACCATCTCCTCTGAACCAATATTTACGGGCCCCATGAAGTCTGAATCCATTAATCTTCTAGTTGCTTCGATACATTCATCAACGTAGAGGAATGATCTTGTTTGTTCTCCATCCCCCCAGACTTCAATAGTATCATTCTTTCTCGCATACGCAACCTTTCTGCATATTGCTGCTGGAGCTTTTTCTCTACCCCCTTCCCATGTTCCCTCTGGTCCGAAGATGTTGTGATAACGGGCAATGCGAACAGGAATACCATGATTGCGATTATAAGCGAGATATAATCTTTCGGAGAACAATTTCTCCCACCCATATTCGGAATCTGGTGCAGCTGGGTATGCGGAATCTTCACGGCAATCTGGATTGTCTGGATCAAGTTGATTATGCTCTGGATACATACATGCTGATCCAGAATAGAATATTTTAGTTCTAAAATCTAATACAGGTCTATTACATTCACTCCATCCTTGCTTACCATCAAAAGTTTCATCAAGTAACCTTTGCTGTTCTAATACATTAAGGTTAATAGTAACTGAGTTCTGCATGATCTCAGCATCATTCTCACCAGTAAATACAAATCCTGCACCGCCCATGTCAGCAGCAAACTGATAGATCTCATGGAAGGGTTCAATATATTTGTAAGGAACTTCATTATAAAAATTACCTGAATATCCTTTAAACTGTATTACTCGACGAACAAAATCTACATCACGCAAATCTCCTTGAACAAATTCATTTGCTTCTGTTCCAGAAAATTCAGGATATTTTAAATCTACACCACGCACCCAGTATCCTTCGGAACGAAGTCTCTTAACCATATGGCTTCCAATGAATCCACCTGCACCTAACACCAGTGCAGTTTTTTTATAATCACTCATAATAAAATGATAGTTATAGTATGTATTATACAAAAAAAGAGAGGTTTATGCAACCCCTCTATTTACTAATGAAATCTTTTTACTCCATCAGGATCTTTTGGACAACTAGTTCCCTCAAAAAAGTTATTACTATTAAGAAGGTCAATTAGTCTATCTAATTTATCCTCCACTGAGGAACAATCTCCACCAGCAGTATCATGATTACACTTTGGATGTGCTTCAGCTTCTAGTGCTTGTAATCTTTTCTCCACTTCCACATCATACTTAGACATTGCTGCACCACTTGAGGATACTCCTGCCTTTCCTTTTGCCATGATTAATTTTCTAAACTCTGATTTATTTATCAAACAAGTGATGCTTTGATGTACCTGCATTATCATTTGATATATTTCCTATACCAGTCTCCTCTGTCTGTTCCAATTCATAACTCCAATCTTCTATCACAGTATTAGCAAACATTCTATCACTCAGAAGATCCATTTGTTCTCTTGCTACCTCTTCACTCTCTGCCTCAAACCAATAATCAATACACTTACCAATACGTAATAGATTTGATTTAAGTTTAGGTGCTACTGCTCTAGTGTTATTCATAACAGCATTACCAGCAGCATCTGATACAGATCCTCTTAATCTGACATGAACAAGTGCTTTAAATCTCATTTATAAAACAACTCTTGCTTTCACTTTCTGATCAACTTTTTCTTCCACCTTAACTTCTTCTACAGGCCATGGAACATCATACTCCCAATTCTTTTCTGTATCAAAAGTTTCTGCTGGATTACCCAAACATCTTTGTAATAGTCTCACACGAATAGTATCCTTTTTGAATACTGGTTGTGGAGTTACAATCCTACCAAGTTCAATATACTCTACGCAGGAAGTTGTTTTTGGTTCCACTACAGGAACATATGGTTTTTCTTTAGGCATGATTAAAATGAATGATGATGGGTGTCTATGTCTCCATGTTCAATATTATCTATCTTCTCAATATGGCCATGATCAATATCAATGTGCCATTTCTTTTCAAGTGCATCAGCAATCCTTTCGAGTGCTGATGCGATGCGAGTGAATTCTTCGCTCATAGTTTGTACCTACCTCCTTCATCGGTGTCAGGGGCTTCTGCCTCTTCCTTAACATAGCAAGGAACACCAGAAGGGTCAAGCCACTTTGTATATTCAAAGTCTTCGATTGCTTGCGTTAGTTGCATTCCATTGTCGCATAGGTACATATCTTTGTACCTTCTGGTATAACGATCTTCTTTTTGAATACGAAAATCAGGTTTACCATTCTCTAAGGTTCCAACCTCAACATAACGGTAAGGATACCGTTCCATAATAACTTTCATTTTATAATACTCCTGCTAAATCTTCTGCTACACACTCAATTATAGTTGCATAATCAGCATCTGGATCTTCTCCTGAAAGGTTTACTAACCCTTCTCCCACATAATAACGTTTGACTTTCTTGTAGAGTTTTGGATTCTTCACATCCAAAAAGATTTCTTTATTGGCAGCAGCCCGAAGGGTGCTTATGTCTTTCTTAAACTTTGAAGTAAGCGTCATTGCTTTGATTGATTACACGAGTAGTATAGGGGAAACTTGAAAAAATGTCAAGTTAAAATTTCATCCTCATAATCCAACCCGTCCTCTTCTGTTATCGTAACCTTTCTCTTCCTATCATTTTTATCATCACCCACAACTTCTCTTAGAAGTAAGTCATTATCTTCAGAAATGTTCATTGGAATACTTGTGTCTTTGTTATATTTATCCTTGCCAAATCATTTCAGGCATGGGCGTGGATTGTCCTTTGAGTAAAAACATTAAAATAAAGTAACATAGGAACCAAGAGAAGTTAAGAATAAGGTTTTGTCTCCATAGAAATTTTCTAACTTTTGTAGCCGTCTCTACCTTCTTTACAGCTCTAGGATCATATTGATTACCTCTTGCTCTTAAGATCTGCTCTATAACAATAGAAACCCCAAGACTAATAACAAAAGGTAAGAACCAAAAGTCTAAAAAAGTAGATATAAAAAGTAAAAATTGAGTCATCGTTTTACATCGTGAGCACAACCCTCACCAGTATAGTCATCACTATCATAGTACCCTCCTTTGGTTCCAAAGAAGATTGTTAATCCTACAAATGGAAGTGCTGCTGCTATTAAAAATGTTTCTAAAATCATCTTGCTCCTACACGGGGTTCATTATCGGGGACTTCATGTGGATCCATCTCTCCTTTTGGTAAGTAAGCCAGTTCACGCATGGCCCTAACTGAGGGATCACTTGTAACAGAAGTGGGCAGTCGTCCAAGAGCGACATTATCAAAGTTAAGTGAGTGCCTGTCAAATGTAGATAGTTCATATTCCTCTGTCATGGATAGACAGTTAGTAGGGCAGTACTCTACACAATTACCGCAGAATATGCAAGCCCCAAAGTCTATCGAATAGTTTCTAAGTTCTTTTTTCTTTGTTTTTTTGTTCATCACCCAATCGACCACTGGGAGATTTATTGGGCATACACGAACACATACTTCACAAGCAATACATTTATCAAACTCGTAATGAATACGGCCTCTATAACGCTCAGAAGGGATAAGTTTTTCATAAGGGTATTGTATGGTGACAGGTCGCCTTCGCATATGATCAAAGGTTACTTCTAACCCCTGTAGCATATATTTAGCAGTATCTCTTATTTCTTTTATGTAATTAAAGACTCCTTTAATCATGCTTTTTTATTCTTATAGAGTGTAACAAACCATGTTACTAATCCTAATGCTACTAAGCAACTAATTGCTGTAATAGTAGGGAAGGGATAGTCTATATTAGGTGACTCCCATGTTCCAGGAAGTAAATAGACTGAAGGTTTAGATAGAAAGATCATTTTTTTAACCTCCTTGTTGGATCTGGAAGAATAAATGGTGGTGCATCATTACAGGAAGATGGTCCATACTTTTCATATTCTCTATACCCACCCATCTTACCATTAGTCTTCATTAAAGCACTAGTAAAAGCAAGAAGAAGAAATATTGTAGGAGCACCTATAATAAGTGCTGCACCAAAAATATAACCAATAAGGAACTCAGGTATTGAATGATTACCTAAGAACTCATGACTATTTAACAAAAAATCAATCATTACATTGGATGGAACAAAAGATCGGGGAAGAAATAATTAAACTCTATCAGAATGACTGCTGTAATAGTCAACCATATAGTTGCTACTACTGGTGCAGATCTAAACCACTTTGTATAAAAGATTTTAAAAACTGATTTCATAACCCCAATTTTATTTTAGACGGTTCCACAATCTCAATCTGAAAAGGTTTTTCAAGAAGTGCCTTAATATTCATATATGCATAAGCAGTGAATACCTGAGGGACTATGAAAGCAATCATTGCCACTGTCCAAAAGACATAGTAGTAATTTTCTTTTCTTTGAGTTCTCATCTTTTTATAAGTGCTGGTACATCTCCATCATCATCATCATCCTCATCATCCCAAGGATCTTCCAACTCAGATTTTAATTCATCAATTCTCTCTTGTAAAGCTTTATACTCTTCTAGATCGCAAGTTGTTTTTTTATCAAAAGTTACTCCCATCAATTGCTCACCTGGTTCTACATCCATCATCTCAGGATGAATCCTTTTAGTTACTTCTGTTGTCCATGTATCAGCATTGTAATTCCTTACAGCTTGAGATCTCGCTCCTGAAATAACAGAACGAACTGCCCATACCAAAAGAAATATCCATGTTAATGAAAAAACTACATCTGTTACTGGATTCATCTATTCAATATTTTCTTAATTGGTACTTGTCTTACTTTATCTATAACATCATCAAGGATGTCAGTCTCAACCTGATCTTTAATTGCATCGATGACATTTACATCAAGATGCATAAATGGAGGAATAACTCCCAGTATACGAAGTAATCCATCAAGGAATAATGCAAGGCATGTGAATCCAAGAATCATACTGATGATTGTTGCTTCACGATTATGCTTTGCCATTGATGCTTCGTCAATTCGACGAGCTTCTTCAACTGCTTCAGCAATCATCGCATCAATTTCTACTTTAGTATAGCAGATCCTTTTGATGGTGTCTTCAGTCATCGAACCTCGAAGTTTAATTTGCGTACTTTTCGTTTGCGTCGTTGTTCCTGCCATGCAAGATCTTGAGAAGTAAGTCCACCAGATTTGTTTTCCTGATTAGAACTTATCATTACTACCTTATTTAAGTCAAGGGCGGTCACTTTATCCCCATTTATGGTAGCCATGTTAGGACAACCACATGATACTGCTCTTCCTGTGTCTGAAATGAGTTCTTTACCGCACTCTTTACATCTTACCTTGATCATTGTCTTTAAGCGAATACTTTTCTAAAAGTTGTGGTGAATATTGATCTACTTGTTTTTCTATCTTTTCATCTCTCTTTTTCTTTTCTAATTCATAGACTCTATTCCTTAATTCTGTAGAGGAATACTGGTGTCTACGGAGATGAAAAAATAATTCTATACCATTATCTATACAATACTGCTTTCCTGTGAAGTCTCTATCTTTATATTCTTCACTTAAGAATCTTATATCAATAGTTTGAGTTTGAAGTAAATTAAGGAGATCAGCCTCTGTCTCATATACTAAAATCTCATCAACATACTTACATCCTTGTAGTTGTACATACCTTTCATAGACTGATTGAACTGGTTTATTTTTCACACCAGGTCTATCAATAGTAGGATCCACCTGAAGTGCAACTATAAGGTAGTCACACAACTGCTTCTCCATCTTCATCATTGTAACGTGTCCTGCATGAAATAAATCGCAAGAACTACAATTAAATCCTATCTTCATTTTCAGGTTCCTTTTCTATAGAAATAATTTCAAGGTTTTCCACGTCATCCAATTCAATCCAATCTTCAAACTCTGCATACAAGGCAATTTTATCACGTTTCATAATAATCTTTTCTGAAGTATCTGGAGAGGATGTTACTATTGTAGTACTTTGGCGTTCCGTCGTCAAGAGACTCGGTGAGGACTCCTTTAACAAAGAGTTGTCTCGTTTCCTCGAAGTTTGTTTTGCCAGCTGTTTTATGTAAGCTGAGGATAGTTCTGCTAAAGTTTTGTCTACCCAATTGTTGAATTTCTTCTTTAAGTTCTGGACAAGACCCATAATACTTTTTCCAATCAGATTCAGATTTTACTTTTCGTTTTTTGCCTTTAGGAGTTCTAAATTTCCAAAAGTATTTTCTGCCGATGTACTCTCTACCATTTTGTAGATTGATAATCCTGTAGACAAAACCGAAGAAATCATCAATATCGTCAGAAGTGAAATTTGTACCTTTATATAACCAGGGATTTTCATAGTCAATAGTCATACTCGTCAAGGACATCCAATGCATTATTTAGAATGCATTGTGCTGATCCTCGTTGACGATTATCCCATTCAGGATACCAACTCTTATTTGCAAGACCTGCTTTTATTTGATTAAGTCTTGCTGCCATATCTATTTTTTTAAGCCTGCCGTTCATGTATTCAGGATACTTAGGGAAAGGTGGATTTTCTCTCATCATCCACCTACTAATTTATCATAGTCATCAGCAGAATCCAAAATAGATTTCTTCATTTCCTCAAAATCCCACTCTATATCAGAGTTTGAATCCTGAGAAGGTGTCTTTTTTGACATCTTGTTTGATTCCTCCGACGACATAAGACTCTACCTCCGTCTCCTGTGGTGCTACTTGAAGTCCTTTAGAAGAGATCCAATGCTCTGTCCAAGGTAATGGATTGTTTCTCATAGGAATATCATACTGACCTTTTAAACCAATAGAT